CGCTCATTCTCAGGCACCGCCGGCACCAACGCAGTGCCAGCCGTGCGCTTAGACGGGTCCTCACTGATGACGAGCTCACGACCCTGCAGAGAGCCGAACACCACGGGGAACTGAAGCTTCGAGCTGGAGAAAACATAGCCCGGCTCGGGGGTAGCTTCAAGCATGATTTCGCGGCGGTCTTCACCAGGGATCACATGGTCACCAGGCGCAGCTTCGACACCGTCAATCTTCCAGAGCACGCCCGGCTGCTTCGGGGTGGGAATCGTAATCAGACGACGCTCAGGCACTACATCGGGGAACTTGGGCACAATCGGAATCGGTGTGTTCAGGTTAGACACATCCGCGTGGATGAGCGGAACGCCGAACATCTCCCTCTTAGCGGCCTCAGCGTCCTTCGGGTTGAAGCTAATCCACCAACCCTGAGCGCGAGCCTGCTGCTCAGGGGTCCACTGCGCATTGATCTCCATCGGCACGTCGGTGGTGGTTCCGTCGCTCATTACGACGGTCGCGCCCTTACCGGACGCGGAAGGCTCAACACGCTTGATGCCCACACCATCACGACCGGGAGCGCCATCAGTACCATCTCGACCCGGCTGACCATCCACACCGTCACGGCCATTCTTTCCGTCAACACCATCGCGCACAGCACGCCAAGTAAGTTGCGTGCCGTCATTCGAAGCACGCGCAAGAACCTCACCCTGCGCGCCGCCGGCGGGAATCTTCTCCACCGGTGCGAGCGCCTGCTCAATCTGCTGCTGGATGCCCTCGGCGGGCTTGCCGGTGAGGTGCCCCTGTTCGTCTGCGATGACCAGGCGGTCGAATACAACCTTGCTGTTATCGCCTGCCATTAGTTCGTCTCCTTTTCTACAATTCGTGCGAGGCCGTTGCCCAGATCCTCGGCGACCCACTCTCGACTCTGCGTTGCAGGCTGGTGCTGGGGGGTCTGGTTGGGAACCTCATTGATGCTGTCCCCTGCCGCAGTTGCGAGGTTGATTTCCTGGCCTGGCTGTACGGTGAGGGGGATGCAGTCAATGATGATTTGGCGGGCGGTGCCACTGCGGGCTGAGACCTGGACGTTGTACCGTGCGGGGGCGATGAGCTGCACACCGCGGGCGCCGCCGTGGGCGTGGGTGCGGAGGATTCCGTCGACTAGGTAGCCCTTCACTTCGCACGCGGTGTAAACGGTATCGGAGTCGTGGCTGGTTGAGGTGGGTGTGAAGGTCACGACTCCGGATGTGATTGGTACAGGCTCACCGGCGATGAGCTGGTGGGTCGCCATGTTGGCGTACACGGCGGCGTATTTGGTTGTGGTGTCAGGCATTGCCTGCCTCCTGTTCCTTCGTCTCCTCGGTGTTGTCGAGGCGAATGGTGCCGGCGGTGATATGCGCGTCGAGCAGCTCTTCTCGCAGGCGGTTATTCTCCTGCGTCAGGTAGATGGTCTTTGCGAGGAGCTGATCGCGTGTTAGCGTACTCATTTGGCGGTTTCCCTTCTTTTATGGAGCGGAGGTTGCACGGTTGAACGGCATGAGGTACATGTCGGCCCAGACACCATCCGCGGTATCTCGCCCGATGTTGTAGATGCGGAGAAGCCCACCTCGGCGATTCACGTCGCTCATGGTGGTCACCAACGCCTGAGAACCAAACGCCTGGGCGAGGAGGAACGGCTGTTGCTCCAGTTCTGGCCAAGAGAACCGAACCTCGACCCACCTTCCCGACTCGATTCTGTACGGTCCGACCGAACGAACCCACATGTTCTTCGTCATCGACCAGAGGCCGTCCAGGCGCATGTTCTTGTTGATACGCAGACTGTCGGTGACGTTCACGCCACCCTGCGGGTCGACGAAGAATCCTCTGGTCTCTGAGTCAGCTGTGCCGAAAGGCTTCATTCCGAGGTGCAGCGCCCCCTGCGGGGACATGCGGATGATTCCAATCGGTGCCCGCTGAGCGGCGTCAAGCGGACGCATCTCAATGATTGACTCTCCCCCAGAGACAGGACCCTGCGTGGTGCGAATCGTGAGGCCAGCCTTGTCATCTGCCGCAGTCGAGAAGACACCTCGGATATAGTTGTCGGTTCCGCTAGCGTCAATCTTCACGGTCTGTTCACCGGCGGCGTTGAAAGCGCTGATTCCCGCGTTGTTGAGCTTCATGCCGCGGCGGGCGTCTCGGTCAGTCTGCAGCAGGGAGCTGGTCATCATCTCTGCAGCGATGTCCTCGACTCGGATGCGCTGAGCGATCACCTCGGGGGTGACAATGTTCTCGATAACGGTTGCACGCTGGAGGATTGCATCCTCGGTGACGACCAGTTTCTTGGTCTCGGCGGACATTGCCCTCACGACTGATGCGGCGAGTTCTTCCGTCACGTTGAGTTGTTTCACGTCCAGGGTGCCGGGGACGATGAGGTTCCTGCCGTCAAAGGGTGGTGTAGGCATCTTCTTGATGCCGGCGACCGCCTTAGCAGCGACCGTGTCATCGTCCATCCCAGAGCCCGCTTCCACTGCGGCGATACGCCGCTCTGCTTCGACGAGGTTTCGCTCTGCTGCCACCAGCGTCTCGTTAGCCTTCGTCACGACCTTGGTCGCTTCTGAGAGACGTGCGTCGAAGCTGGCGATGGTGTCACCGTCCCAGCGGCGAGCAGTGCCGCCGGCATCCATGTACAGGGTGGCTTCTGCAGCGGTGGCAATCTTTATTCCATGAGGCGTCGAGGCTGGCACACGGAGGCGGCGCATCTGTTCACGGAGTGTATCGGCGGTGCGGGTAGGTCGCTGGTCAATGTACATCACCATGCGGTGCCTCCTTCTCTTAGTTGTTCTCCCACTGCGCCTGCTGGAAATCCAGTGTCACCTGTGGGCTGAGGTCGCCATTCATCTTGATGATTCGCATGGGTCGCGTCCCGTCAGGGATGGTCTTCCACCCGGCGAGAGTCACGTTCGCCGTGTCCCCGACGAAGAAGGAACCCAGCGGGGTCTTTCGCGAGTTCGCAGCGAAGGTCAAAGTGACCTGGTCAATCATCGCCTGACGGGACAGCAACTCACCGTGTGCCTTCTGCCGCAAGACATCCGGGCTTGCCTGGTCTGCATCGCTCATGACGTCCTCGACAAACGGCTGGTCGCGCCGCCAGACACTCGAGAGAATCTCGGCATGGGCGCGGGCGGTTCCTTCGCCCTCACCGGCGCCAGTGCACCAGATACGGTGAACTAGGCTCTTGCCAGATGAGGTCACAGAGATATCCGGAACCTCCCCCATGTCTGCGGTCGTGTCAAAGTCAGGAACCCAGTCCTGAGCAATGAACGGGTATGCTTCCGTGCCATGCATCAGAGCCCATTCAATTTGTGTCTGTGCATCGTCTGCCCAACGCGGGCGAATCATGATGTCAGGCCCGTTGATAACACCCGACAGCTCTGTCCAACGTTTGCCGATGAGGTTGTTTGCTAGATTCCAACCCTCATATGTTCGCTCACGCTCCCCCACCGTATCGGTTGCCGTGCCATGCACTAGAGGCAGCGCGCCGCCCGGGCGGTCCATCGCATGTGATGCGAGCGCCCACGCAATCTCGCCTAGTGTGGTTTTGCGGTATTCGAGGGTTTGCCAGATGGTGCGTTTCTCGAAGATTGCTCGGAGGCCTTCGGCTTTGATTTCGAGGCTGGTGGTGGTTTCTTTGCCCCAGTCAGTGATTGGGCCGGCAATGATTGGCCGCGCAATCCCGTCTGGTGCGGTGTAGGTGAGGAGTACTCCGCCTGAGAGGGGTTCCCACCATGTGGGGGTGATGGTGTGGAGGTGTTTCTTGTCGACGGTGAGGGAGATTTCCTCTGTCTTGTTGAGCTCGATGCTCCAGGAGGCGTTGTGTACGGTGATGGGCGGGCCCACTTGTCCGGTGGTGGTGTGGATCCAGTGGAGCCCGTACCCGGTCATTGTTCCTCCTGCTGTTGGTGGTTATTCTTTGGCGACGCCGATATCGGTGACGGTGAGGGAGTCGCCGGGGAATGGGAATCCGCCGTTTTCGCCGCGCACGACCCAGTACTGGTGCCCGTAGGTGGTGTGGCGGGCGACGTAGTGGATGCGGTGCTGGCCCTTCTGTAGGGTCTGGATTGTGGAGAAGTCTTTGGATTCCCAGATGTTGTTGAAGGCACGTTCACGGCGGAGCACCAGTCGGTCGTCGATGTAGATGTCGTAGAATAGGCTGCCGGTGGCGATTACCGGGGTCACGTTTGTCTCGCTGGTCGCTGTGGTCACCGTTGAGGTGAGGCGGATGTCGACGGTGCGGTCGGTCGGTACGAAGAAGGTGCCGGCGCCGCGGCGGAACTCTCCGAGCTTGTGTGGGCTGTCTCGGGTCGTCTCATGGTGGAAGAGGACGCCGAGGGAGCCGCCGACAGGGCGAGAGAAAACAATGTTGCCGGCTTCCTGGGTAGCGGTAGTTGCCTTGATGTTCGCGCGAATCTCGCGCTTGGACAGCATGACCGCGTTGGCCGGCACGGTCGCGCCGATTGCCACCTTGGACGCCACGGAGCCATTGACAGGCTCGGTCAGCTGCTGAACGTAGATGTATTCAGTGCGTGAACCGTTAGTCGGCGCGGGTTGAGTCGTAATCTGCTGCGCAGGTACCGGCACGAGTACTGCACGACCCGGCGAGAGGTGGATGCACACTGCACCTGCTGCAATCTGGTAGCTCATTGCGGCGGTGCCCTTGACCTCGCACCCGCTGATAATTCCAGGCTCGGGGTACTGCGCGGCAATGACTGCCTGCAGGTCGTCAGGCGTCGTGCCGTTCCCGTTGCGGTCAGGTGCCATACCGAAACCGGTAGTCATGAGGTCCTCCTAGATGTAGGTATCTCGGACGATAACGTCACACCAACCAGTGGCAGGTGCGAGCGCTTCGATGGTGGGTGCGAACCCCGATTTTGCGGGGATTGAGTGCCAGTCTCGGCGGGTGAGGTCAGCGGTGTGGTCGGCGCCGTTGATGGTGACGGTGCCGCGGGCGCAGTCAATGGTGACTGGTGAGGGCGTGATGACCGGGTACGGGTACTCTAGGACACGGTCTCCGCTGGTGATGCGGAACCCCGATGACCACTCCCCTCGGACCACGTAGACGGGGTGCGCGGTGACGTTCCCTTCATGGGCGATGGCTGCGGATTGCGGAGCTTGGGACCCGAAGGAGATAACCCCGGCAGGCGCCGGTACAAAGAGGTTGAACCGGAGCCCTACGCTGGCGCCGGCGGGGAATATCTGGGTCGTTACGGCAGGCCCGTAGAGCCAGGGCTCCGGGGCAAGGAGAGGGAGCTCGAAGTTGAACGCGGTGTCGCCCAGGTATTCGATTTTTGGGTCTCCGTCGATTCGGACAGCGCAGGTGAGGATGCTGTTGTCGGATTCGACGGAGAGTGCCCCCTGCTCACCGTCCCAGAGCAGGGATGAGGTGAACCGGGAGGCGAGTTCGCGAACGGGTAGAGCCTTCGCGATGATGGTTCCCTTGAGAGTGAGGGTGCGGCCGGTACGGCGCGCCGGGTAGGAGAGCATGCCGTGCCCAATCTTGCGTTGGACATCGGCAGCCTCTACACCGGTGCCGCCGTCCCAGCCCTGCAGGTCGGTTACCCAGACCTCCAGCCCGTCATCGCTGGCTCCATCCTCAAAGGTGGTGAGGACGAGGGAGCCGTGAGCTCCGGTGAGCGTGACGCGGTGACGGTGCTGGCCAATCATCAGATCAGGACCCCTTCAAGGTTGAGGTGGTGGTTAATTGCTTCTCCGACGCGGCGGCCGAATCGGTCAGGTGACATCTCATCAGCCGCGTTGACGTGGACATGGAGCCCACCGGAGGCGGCGGACAGCGGCGGCGAGCCTGCGGATGCAGAGAGTGCACGGTTCAATGAGGAGGACCGCACGCCAAGCGAGACAGAGCCACTGAGCGCACCAGGAGTAAGCGCTGCACTGAGCGTTCCCATTCCTGCCTCTGCTGCCTCGACTGCGGCTTCGGTCATCTCCTTGACCGCATCGACAGCTACATCTGCACCCTGGGTGATGCCCTCTGCGATACCCGCAGGAATCCAGATACCCACCTGGTCACGCATGACGCGAGACGGCGAGTGAATACCCAGCGCAGACTTCACAAAGTCAGGCAGTGCGTTGACGACACTGCGGGCGGCATCCATCACCGCTCCAGCGGCGTTACGAATGCCAGATGCGATGCCTCCCACGATGTCGCGGCCGATAGAGAGCATCTGTCCAGGGATGCCCCGCACCACACCAACGATGTCCGAACCCATCGAGCGGAAGAACCCGACCACGGTGTTGATGCCAGCCGACACGCCGTTCTTGATGCCTTCCCAGATGGTCGAGACAATTCGTCCGATACCGTTCCAGGCGGCATCCCAGATGCTGCGAATCAGATTCACAGCGTTCGTGATGATGGAGCTAACGATGTTGATTGCACCAACGACAATGCCCTTGATGACTTCCCAGACACCAGCGACAATCTGCTTGATGCCCTCCCACGCGGCGCTCCAGTCGCCCTTGATAATTGCGGTCACCGTCTTGATGATGCCCACAACAATATTGAGCGCGCCCTGGACAATCGGGACGATTGCCTGCACCACGGTTGTGACCACGTTCAGGACCGCCTGAATTGCAGGCACCAGAATGTCAATCAGTGTCGTGACGAGAGGGACGATTGCCTGCACCACGGAGGCGAAGACAGGAATCAGCGAGGTCACAAGGACAACGACAACACCTGCCACCGCACCTACGATTGCCGCAAGTACCGGCAACAGTCCCTGAATCGCAGGCATCAGCGCAGCGAGCACCTGAGTACCCAAATCCACGACTACCGCCACAATCTGGCCAAACACCGGCACGAGCTGAAGCAACATCTCCCCCAGCTGACGGAAAATCTCCATAATCTGCGGGAGCATCGCCATGACCGCAGCCCCCAGCTGAGCGAGCGCAGGGACAAGCTGATTCATCAGCTGTTCTCCCACCGGAGCGAGCGCCTGCATGATCTGGGTGCCGAACTGGACAATCATCGGGAGCAGCGGTGCAAGATGCTGGCCAATCTGCCCCAGGGACACCATGAGCGCCGCACCCATCTGCGTCAGAATGGGCATGAGTGCCGCGATTGCCTGACCGATGAGCGGGATGAGCCTGTCAATGACTGGCTGGACAGCCTGGACAACCTCGGCGAAGAGCTGGGTCGCCATGACTGCGAACCGCTGCAGGGCGGGAATGATAAGTTGGAGCGCCGGCTGAAGCGACTGAATCAGCTTCTCACCCAGCTGACTGATGAGCGGCAGGATTGTGTTCAGTGCAGGCTGGATAGCCTGCATCAACGATTCCCACGCGGCGCGCCCAGTCTCCGTCTGAGTAAAGAAGTAGGCGAGCGCACCTGCTACGATGCCGATAGCACCGACCAGAGAGGTAAAGGGATTAGCCTTCATCAGACCAAATGCTTTGGAGAGGTTGCCTGCGATGTTTGCGGCGGCGGTGTTGAAGGCGGTTTGTGCTACAGTTGCTGCGCGGACTGCGACCTCGTAGACGGAGGCGGCGGTTGCACCCAGCTGGTAGTTCCTTCCGAGTTCTGCGATTTCTCGGGCGGAGCCTGCTCCGCTGGTTAGCATTTTGAATCCTTCGGCTACGCCCATGACGGTGTCTTTGGCCGACGAAATGGCGCCCATAGCGGTGTTGTAGGATTCGATGGCGCTCTTTCCCAGCCCGATTGCGGTTGTCACGCCTTTATATGCGGTGACGGCGGCCCCGAGTGCGAGGACGAGCCTGCCGACTCCCTGCTGATGGTTCTCGATGAACTGGGAGAGCTGGAAGAGGCCAGTTGAGAGTAGACGGATAGAAGACTCGAGGATATCGAATGCACTCGTTGCTACGTTTGCGCCGTCCCCTGCTCCATTGAAGCTAGGGAGTACGGATTTGAACGCAACCGCCAGGGAGCCCACCACTCGGATAATATTCAGTGCAACCGAGACGAAGGAATGCAACAGAGGAGGTAAGACGGTCCCAAGGAATGCCCCTACCTTCTGGGCTACACCGACAATGCCCGCGCCTTGGGTTTGGAACGCGGAGGCAAACCGGGCAATCTCTTCACGGATAATCTCGAAGGTGACCGTGAAGCTCTTACCATCGCCCATGGTGGACTTGAAGCCCGCAGCAAAGGCGCTAATGGCTTCTCCAGCCTTGGTGATACCCGCCCCAATCTGTGCGCCGATAACCTTACCGAATGCTTCGACCGGCTTCATCCACTGCTGGAATGCCAGGAAGAATTTGGTGAGCGCGGGATATATGCCGGTAAGGATGTTTGCACCGAAGCGACCGAGCGCGGCCTGTGCGTTGGCGAACGCGCCAGGTAGCGTGTTGCCCATTTCGAATGCGACGTTACCGGCGGCGGAGGTCATCGCCTTCTCGAATTGCTCGAAGTTGATCTTGCCGTCAGAGGCCATCTTGAAAACTTCTTCTGCCGTCACGCCAAGCTGCTTACCCAATGCCTGGTAGATCGGGATTCCTCGGTCTGCGACCTGTGCGAGGACGTCATTCTGTGCCTTGCCGACACTCGCAACCTTGGCGTAGATGCCGCCCATTTCCTCCATGCTGGAGCCAGACGCCGCGGCAGAGTTCGAGACGGACTTGAGCACAGCTTCAAGTTGCTCGCCCGGCTGAATACCAGCTGCCACTGCACCAGCCGCAGCGGTCGCCGCAGCGTCCAGGCCGAAAGCCGTGCCCTTCACGGACGCTGATGCATTCTGCATAATCACGGACACCGCGTCAGCGTCATTGCCCAGGCCTCGGAGCTTCGCCTGAGCAACGTCAATCGCCTTTAGTCGACTGAAACCTTTACTGAACGCGGTGCCCAGCACCGTACCCAGTGACAGACCAGCCAGCGCCTTCGTGACCACGCCGCCGATAGCACCACCGAAGAGGCGACCGAAAGCGCCAGACGCTTTGCCGCCTGCTTCGCTACCGGCGCGTTCACCAGCAGAGCCAATCTCGGAGATGATTTGTGCGCCGGCGCCCTTGGTTGAGGCGATGACGGATACATATGCCTTCGCGAGCTCATAGCCTGCCATTTAGGTCTCCTAAATTGTGGTGGTCTCTTCGGTGATATCCGATCCTGTGCCAGCGCGACGCTCGGCGACCCAGTACCGTGCCTCGGTGAGCGACATGACGCCTGAACCGAGCTGTTGGGAATTCTCGCTCTTGACTCCAGGGCGGGGAATCGGGGTGGGGCGGTTATGTCCCTTCTGCCCGTCCTCGGTCCGTTGCCAGTTCGCCTCCGCCAAGCGGTCAAAGATGCCAGCAAGGAGCTGGTCCTGTAGCCCCCACCCTTGGACGAGCTCTCTCATCAGGGCAGAACCGTCAGGCAGGTGCACGACCATAGCCGCCACGAGGCGAGGTCCGTATTTAGCGAGAAGCTCTACGAAACGAGCGCCGTAGAAACGGATAAGGTCAATCTCAATCAGCTCGCGATGCTCTCGAAGGAGCTTCACGAGCGTCAGGAGTTTGGGTTCAGTGCGTGCATCATGTCGGTGAAGAATTTGGTGTAGTCGGTCATAGATGCGACGCCGGTCTCCGGGTTGCGCAGCACCTCCATAACTTCCTTACGCTGCGAGTCGCCCAGCAGTGCGCGGACGGCGGTAAAGATGCCCTTGGGGTTGCCTTCGTCTAGGGAGATGAGGGTTTCCATCAGTTCTGCGTCGTCGAGTGCGGAGGCGTTGACGTCCCAGTCACGGCCGCGCAGGTGGACGATGACTCGGTCCTGGCCGTTCTTGCTCTTGTGGTCGGTGAGGCTGATTGCCTTCTTGCGCTTCTTGCCCATGTGTCGTGTCCTTCCAGTAATCAGGTGAGCCTGGAGGGTAAGCCGCTAAAACGGGCGGCCTACCCCCCCCCCAGCTAGTAGATATCTATCGAGCTATCGAGTGCCCAGGTACTTGTACGCCTTCACGCCGTTCTGGTCCGGGTAGCAGGTGATGGTCACTTCGTAGCCGATTGCTTCGTCGTTCTTGTAGACCACATCGCCGCGCTCAGTCACCTGACCATCAGGGATGCAGACTCGGATAGTCTTGTTGCCGTCGAGCACATCGAAGACACCAGAGAAGTGAGGTGCCTGTGCACCGGTCATCTTTACCGCGGTTGCCGTAGCGGTAGCGTCAGCGTAGTAGAGCTTCAGGACTTCCTCATTGGTCTCAATGAGCGTCATCTTAAAGCTGACCTTGTGGGAGGTCTGGATGGTTCGGACGACATCACCGTTCTGCCAGGCCTTAATATCAGACGTGTCGGAGTCGATGGTCTGAGTAACGCCATCCGCGCTGATATAGCCTAGATCCTTAAACTTCGGGTCAACCGAAGCAGACGCACTCGCCGGCAGCGTAGTCTTCACCGGACCGACATACATGCCGCCGGTGATACCCACGCGCACGTTGTCAGCGACGTTAGCCATTGGGGTTCCTTTCGTTGAGGTTAATTCAATGTGTCAACGACAGTGCCGCGGCAGACTATCTGCCAGTTCTGCCGAAAACGGGGAACGTCGGCGTCAGGATCAGGCATCCATACAATCCCGCCCAATGGAGAGATCGAATAGATGAGAACCTCATCGTCGACGTTGTTCTTCGTCGCACGCAGATACGCTCTTGCCTTTTCAGCGAGCGCGTATGCTTCGCTCCCCCGTTCTGCCCACACGTCGAGGATCATTGACCGTGATGCGTGGGTGACTGACTTGTCGTCGCCGCCTGACGGGGTGAGGACAATGAATTTGTCGGGGCGGGGGTTGGGGATGCGTGCGACGTGGACAGGCACGTTGAGGTGGGTGGTTAGGATGCTGCGGATGCGGCTATAGACGTCTCCGTATTGGATGACTTCAGCTGCCACTATTTGTTACCTCCCCACCCTCCGACTGCCTTGGATAGCGCGCCGTTCTTTGCTTCGGCGCGCATGCCTTCCTTGCCGTTTGGCCAGACGCGAGCGACGGCTGTTTTGGGTCCTGCTTTGACTCCTGATGAGAATCCGGTGCCTGCTCGGCTGCGAATCTCGCCAGCTTTGGCGGAGAGGATTGCTTGCATCTCGGGTGAGGTGCGGAGCGCGTAGAAGCCTGCGAGGTTGAGCTCAACTTTCGCTTTACCCATGCTGTTATCCCTCCACTCGTTGTAGGTTGATTCGGTAGCCGGCAGGGAAGCCGAACGGACCATGGGTGAAGTCTTCGGGGTAGCCGATGACCTCATAGGTTTCGCCTTCGATGACGACGTGGTCGCCAGGGCGGGCGAACCCTGTTGGGGTGTAGAGGTCTAAGTCTCGGCGTACACCAGACCCGATGTCCCTTATTTCTGTGTCAGGTGACGGCGGCGACCAGCCGAAGACCTCTACCTCTATCGGGTCGGCCCACACGGGGTGTTTGGTGCCCCAGCTGTCCTCTGCGTCTTCAGTCTTTGCCAAGTGCTGAACCTGGTAGCGCTGAGTAAGCCACATTTGGCACCTCCCGCCGGTTGCTGAGCATGTCGTAGGTGCTGAATGTCTGCGTGCCAATACCCAGTAGCTTCTTATCCGCCTTCGTCAGGTATAGGTCTCCGTTCGGGTTGGCAAACGTGACCTGCTGGTTGAACGGACCTGCGGTTTGGCTCAGCGACGATGCCCCGTCGATGAGTTGGCCGGCAGACATGCTGCGCTTGACCATGCGGCACGCGACGATTGCGATTGCATCTGGGTCGAGGTCTTCCCAATTAGGGGCAACCGCTCGGATGTACACCCCTGCGTCCTCCAGGAGCACCTCTGCGTGAGAGTCTGCTCCTGGAGGCATGTCAGGCCAGCGGGCGCGCAGGTCGTCGGCAGTCAGCTGAGGGAATCGAGAGACTGCCATTGTGCCTACAGGGTGTACTTGACGAAGTTTGCGGCGTCTGCGATTGCCCAGCCGAACTCAGCCTCGGCGCGAATCGCCACGAGGTTGTTCTCGAACAGAGAGACGAGTTCACCGTTGATGGTCACAGCTGACTCGGTGGAGATGTCGAAGTTGATACCGCCGACGGTGCCCCAGATTGCCTTCGACCAGTCACCACCGATGCCGACTACAGAGCCGGCGGCGGTGCCATTTGCGACGGTGTCCGAGAACGCTGCGGGGCGACCGAGCACGGACCCGGAGCGGACGGTGGACGCGGTGTCGTTGATGGGGTCAGCAATGAACAGGGGACGGCCGTTGACGTCCACGCTCGCGTTGAAGATGGGCTCGGTCATATCGTCGAAGACAAAGCCTGACAGCTTCTTCTTATCCTTGACCAGCAGGTCCAGGCCGGCGTTGATGTCAGCAAAAACGCCACCCTTTGCAGAGGCGTTGGTGCCAATCTTGACAGTCTTGGTGGTTGCTGCGAGGTGGGTACCCGCGCCGAAGGGGCTGTTGGTGCCGTGGATAACGGCTGCATCGAATGCCTTTGCGAATGCCTCTGCGATGTCTGCGCGCAGAATCTCGACGTAGTTCGCAGGGTTCGCGCGAATGACCTCAGCGGAAACGACTGCGATAGCAGTAAGCTTCTTCGGGGTCATGGTCTTCAGACCCATGCCGTTCTTCGTGACGTGCTTCTTCGCGGTTTCGGCGGTCCAGCTAGCAGTCGGCTTCTCGGTCACCATCGGGACCTCAATGCCGCGCTCAGACAGCGGCACCTGGCGCGCCAGACGCTGGACGACCGACGACCGACGTGCCTCTTCAAAATATGCCTGCGCGAGATCCGGCTTAATGAAACCGGACAGGTCGCTCAGCTTAGTAGCGGCGGTAATTGCCATGAGCTACTTTCCTTTCTAAGGGTTGGTTAGTTGATTCCCAGCGCGGCTTTCAAGCCCTCAACGAGCGGGTCGCCGTTCAGTGCGACTGCGGACGGTTCGCCCTCGGTGCGAATCACGGTGCGAGGTGCCGCTGGCTTGGTAGATAGGAGACTCTGCAGCTGGGCTGCGTGCTCTTCGAGAGCTTCCTTCGTATCACCTCGGAGCGCGTCAGCAGGCACGCCGTATTCAGTGGCGAGCGCGTCACGCCACGAGCGGACCTCATGTGCATGGGTGAGCTCTGCGATTTTTGCCTCAGCAGCCTCCGCGCGAGCGGTGAGCTCTTCAACGGCGCCAGCCTTTTCCTTTAGGTCGGCATAGTCTGCGTACTTTTCGCGTTCACGGCGGAGGCGGGCGGCGAGCACGCTGTTGAGCTGGTCCTGCGAAGTGATGGGGGTGAACCCGGTGGTTTCGCTGGTCTGCGGCTCGGCGGTGACGTTCTCGACGTTGTCAGTCATTGAGTCTCCTTAACAGAACCGTCCCGTGGAGCGGAGTGCTTCACAGGACGTTAAATATGTGGTTATCCAGGCTAGGCCCCGCCTGTTGGGGAAACTTAGGGGATCTGCTCGGCGTCTTGCTGAGCATCACGGTTGCCGTGCGGTGGGTAAATCTTGGGAAAGAGCTTCTCCATCTGGGAAACAACATCCCAATCTGAAAGCGCCCGCGCGCCCGCTTCTTCGATTGCGGCTTTGTGCGCCGCCTGGAAGCGGCGGTAGTCTGCCGCCGGGTCGTACCCGCTGATTCGTGGAGTCTTTGCGCTCCAAGAGGGCACGATCATGCAGTCACAGTGTGCGTGGAATTTCCTGTCAGCGCCGGCGGCCTTCATCGACGAATAGTCGAAGCCGCGGCTGGCGAGCATGCGGCAGAAGGCGCATGTCTCGGTGCCTGACGGGATGCGGGCGAATCGAGGGCGAGCAGGGTCGCGCTCTGCCGCCAGGGTGATGGTGTCACGACCTGCCGCCTTGACGAGGCGGTCGACCATGCCGGTGAGCGCGGTGCTGACTTGCTCGGTGCCACCCTCGACCCACAGGGGGCCAGCCACGGCACGAACCTTGGACTCCACCACTACCGGTGGGATTGCAGGTGCCAGCTGGACACGGTAATCTGCCAGGTTGGTTTCCAGTTCCCTCAGCGCTTCATACCAGTCAGCTGCGGCGGCTGCGGCGGCCGCACCGTAGCGCTCCACGACAGCTTGCATGATTGCGATGAGTTCGTCTCGAACCTGTGCCGGGTCTGCCGTGTCGGGGGTTGCGGCGAGCGCCGCGGCGATAATCTCTTGAGCATCGCCTGATAGCGCCTGCATCGTGGCGAGGAGCGCGTCAATATCTTCACGGCGCATCGGCGCGCTCCTCTCTACGCTGGTTAGCTTTCAGTAGTGCCCTGCGTGGTGGGCTGGCGGCTTGCCAGTACCGCGTCGAGCATCTTGATTCCAGACGCACGGCGTTTGTCAGCGATTAGCCGCTCAATGGAGGCTTGGTCGTAGCCGAGCTTCTCGAGGATGACCGGGGATTCGGCCAGCCATGGCATCGCTTGCAGCTGCTTCAAGACCGCATCTGCCGCAGCGGCATCGGACGTATGCACGACAGGCGCGAAGTGCGGACGGACCTTAGATAGTCCCTCCAGCTCATCGAGCGACGAGGTCCCCTCACGAAGCAGGATGCTCACAATCGCGAGCTGGGTTAGCGCGCTCTTGAATCCACGGATGCATCGCTCTGCTGCGAGGCGGAGCGGGTCGCGCTGGGACTGAATCGCTGAATCAGACGCGGGATTATCCGAAGGGAAACCCAATTCATCGAGCGGAATCTGTGACTCTGCAGCCAGCAGGGATGCCCACTGTCGAAGCTGGTCAGTATGCGGTTGCATCGACAGCTGAGAGAACTGGGTAATCTGAGGCAGGTTACCGTCCTCATCACGCGAGACAGCCAACATCTTCGAGACAATCGCATCCCACTTCGAAGCGGCAAGCGCCTCCGGATCAGCTCCCAGGATTGCTCGCTGCGGGGTGGCGTAAAACTCTGCACCAACCTCGCTACGAACGATAGTGCGCACCGCAGAGTCAGTTAGCGACATGACTGCCCGGCTGATGCGCGAGCGGCCAAAGGGTCTGCGCAAATCAGCGCCGACCGTTACTGCAACCATGAGCGGACGCCCAGTCGGGTTAGGGACCGTCTCAGCGGTGTACTCGTCGGTCGGCGAGCGCCGTACCGTGACCGTCTTGTTAGGCAGGTAGACGACGAACTCGGTGGGGTTGATTTCTCCCAGGTCGTTGGTGTCTACCTGCGTAATCGACAGGCCGGCGGCGAGGCGGCGGGTTCGCTGGTCCCAGATGCCGGTTGCCCAGTGCGCTGATTTGGGGAGCCACAGTATCTCTGGCTCACCCGCGGCAGTGTCACCCTGAGTAATGGTTAGGAACGCACATGAGTGGATGAGTGCACTGGAGACGGTCTGCGCGAAGGCTTCCTTGAAGTCGTTCGCATCCACCAGCTCGTTCAGGCCGAACGGGTCGTCGTCCTCACCCGGGGCAACAAACCCCTCGAACTTGAGGCGGTCAGCGAGCACGTCCACGGTCTTTGCGGGCCAGCCCAGAACCGAGCCGATATTCTTCAGCTGCGGAGGGATTGAGATTCCCAGGTCCTTCAGGCCAATCTTCTGGTCATAGTAATTCTGCCGCACCCGGTTGCGTGAACGCTTTGCGGTCAGCTGCTCCTGCATCTTCGAGATGAGACCCAGTTCCGCCTCGGTGAAGACTGCGTGGGTTGCTTCAGTCTCAGGCAGAGATGAAAAACTCATACTGTGATTACCTGCCTTCTTGCGGGGTTTCGTCGGGTAGTACGGGCGGCCCAGTAAGCCAACGTGGCGGCCTCAAACATCGTGACACTGCCACCTTCTGCAGCTTGCCAGCCGAAGCCTCCGCGGTTGCCGATTTTGCGGCGGGTGCATGAGAGTACCTGCTGGGTTAGCTCGGGCTGGTTGCTGTGCGCGAGGTCCTTGCCAATGACTGCCTGGTCGACCATCGCATGAGCAACGATGACCTGGTCCAATGATGGTTGCCAGATGAGCGTCTTGGATTTCACACCAGCCTCACGGAGCGCGTTGACCAAATATCCCACGCCAGCCTTGCCGTCGATAACGATCTGAGCGGCGCGTGAGGCATGCTCAGCGAGGAAATCTACAAGCCAGCCGGTGCCATTGGCCAGAGGCTCAGATTGGCGACCTTCGATGAAGATTGGGCCGCCGGTATCCGGGCGGCGCGCTACAGCGAGCGCGACTTCCAGCCCGTCAGGCGAGAAACGAACGCCGAAGACGGTGCGTCCGTCCTTGGGCGCTTCTCCCTCGCATGCATGCCAAGCTTCAGGTGTGAAGGCTGTCTGGGTTGCCGCGGCTTCGTCCCAGATTCCGAGTGCCTCACGCCTGAACGAATCGGCTGTGAGGTTTTTGCGCATGCGCTCGATTGCGACGGCGCTAACGCGAGTTGGAAAGGACGGGTTGGCTTTAGCCCACTGCCTCTTATCGTCGGCTCGGGCTCCGGGGTCGGCTGCGCACTCGATATATAGCTTGTCGCGGTCCCCGGCGAGCGACTCGGCGCGGTGCCGACTGAACACTTCGCTGGGGTCGGTCGGCTTCGGCGGGGTGCCCATCATCAGCACCAATCCGTTCGGTGCTGCGTTGGTCGCAGGGAGCATGTCGTCCAGCGCTTTCTCGGTGAGAATCTGCGCCTCATCAAGCACGATTACGTCCACTTTTGCGAAACCACGACCAAAGCCGCTTTCACGAGCACCGAAGAGAATTCGTGAACCATTTGCGAACTCTACGGCCTCCTGGCCGGCGCCGCGGCGGACATGTGAGATGAACGGGGCAACTGCCGGGCGAGCCGCAATGCCCTGCATGGACTGGAACGTCTCGTTGTGGGTGCGAGCGCGGTGCGCCGACCAGAGAACGAGCGTCTTCGGGGACGCGATGCAGGCGGCGAAGATGAAGCCGGCAATCATGTGGGTCTTACCGACCTGGCGAGGTAGACTCAGCGCGGCGCCGCCCACGCCGGCGGCGTAGAACCCGTCCTTGCGCTTGGCGAAGATGAGCTTGCCAATATCAATCTGCCAGGGGTCGAGCGGGTAGCTCATCTTCATGAGCTGCCGAGCAATGGATGGCCAACCGGTCGCCACAATTCCAGTAGGTATCTTGAGCTGTGCGGCGACCTCAGAGAGTGGACGGGTCGAAGGGGGCATCTTCTTCATGATGGTGCTCTCCTTCAATCTCTGCCCCGTACTGCTGCTCCAACTGCTCCAGTTCCTCGATGTCCTTATCGAGGTCCTGGAATCGGCGTGCGAGCGCGGCTAGGTCACGGGCTAACGTGTTGGGGTTGTCGATGTGCGCGGCGAGTTTGCTGCGCAGGGCACGGAGCCTGTCGAGGCGGGTGCCGGTTGCGGTGGCATGAGAAAGGGAGCCTTCCTCTTGGGTGGCTCCCTCAAAATCGATAGGTTCGAGCTGCTTAGGCTTGCCTTTGCTCAAGGTATCACTCCTTGTCGAACCCGTATTATGTGGAAATTTGCTGTGGATATATCGCTATCGCCGGAGGGCGCGAACTCACCCTCCGGGGGAGGGGGTACCCCCCTGGTCCTGTTTGCTTCAGGTGGTTTGCCCCGGTTGATGATGTCCCCCTTGTAGCGGTGAGAGGTCACCGGTTGGGGTGGATGGTTGGGGCTAAAGGATCAGCGTTGTTTTCGGTCGAATCGGTTCAGCGATTCTGATTGTCTTGCGAGCTTGAGAGCGTTTGCCTCCAAGCTTTCCGCCGAGTCGCTGGTTGCATTGGCGGCAGATGACGCGAACGTTTTCCGCTACATCTTTGCCACCTTCAGCGTGAGCTGTCACGTGGTCAAGCTCAGGACTATTCGGTTGCTTACTCCGATGCCAGTCGTAGGCAACGAAACAAATAGGACAGCGCATGTCGCCGCGCTCGAAAGCTGCGGCGAGTTCCTTCTTCCGGAGGGTCTTCCAGCGAGCGGTGCCGGTGCGGCTGGTCGCCATTGCTTCCTCCTTCTTCCACTCTTCAGTTGTAGCTTGCGGGCTGGTACCTGGTGGGGGAGGCTGTTTGCCTTCCCTCCTCCCCCACCAGAGGAAGAATCCGACACGATTGAACATGTCTCCCGCATCATTACCACCCCCCCTGCTAGGCAGAGGACACACCAGTGGTAAGCGGGATAGTCTAGCGTCATCATCCCCCCTTGTGCAACCACCCCCGTTACACACCAGAGGACAGTCTAACCAGCGTCTCCTCCTCCTCATCCGCAGACAGCAGATTCCACAGGAAAGCACGCGGCCAGATTGCCGAGCAGGCAGAACATTCGACACGCTGTACCTGCTCCCCCTCGATGTCCCAGACAGCAATCAAGCAGGGCTTCTGCACCGTCGCCCCGAATTCATCTCGACAGATTCGGAGCTTCTGATGGCAGACGGGGCACGCACGGTCTATCGGAGTGCGGCGTGTCGGTTGCAGGTACTCCTGAATCTTTGACACCCACTCGCTCCACTCCTCCCCAATCCAGACCAGAACAGGAAGACTTACATGAGCGAGGTGAGGGAGCACAGCACGCATAGTGGCAGCTGGAGATTTCCCCGCCGGCACCCCAACAGCTGCCGCAGTCTCCGCAGCAGAGTGACCAACCGCAGTCCACAAATCCAACGCCGCAACATCCAAGGGCGAGCGCGAGCCAGAGGACGACGGCCCCTTCCCGTGCTCCGCACCCTGCTCAGTGACAGCCTGCCGAAGCTGATCTAGCAACGCCATTTCCAACGGAGCATCTTCGAGTGCCTCTGCAGGCTCCCCCATATCCTCAGCTCGAACATGGGCAAAGGCCAAGACATTCAGGATGGCTCGCACCCGGCGGCGCATCTCGACGGTATCTTGCTCAGTCATTGACTCAGTTCCTTCACGATTGCGGTCCACATGTCCGGTCTCCACACTCCAGCATCCTGGCCAGCTGAAGCGAGCGCGTCGAGCCACTGGATTTGTGCTGCGGAGACTCGCCCCTTCATGGTCTTCAATTCTCTGAATAGGGTTCGCCGCTTGATGGGGTGGACGAGTACCAGGTCCGGGAATCCAGCCGGCGAGCGGCGGGAGTCATGGGTGTGGTAGTGCATCCATCCCAGGCGGGTTGCCAGGGTGATGATTGCTGATTGGAATTGAGCTTCAGTCATGGTTCGTGCGGTAAGCATCAAATAGTCTTGTGCTTTCACTTCTACCTCCTGGTTCGGCGGGGTCGAGCTCGGCGATGACGAGGGCGTCTCGAATCTGAAGTGGTTAGGTTCTTATCGGCTTTACCGTCCCGTCCCGACCCGGCATATCCGAATCCGTCACCCTCCTGATTCAAATCGATTCGGAGTAATTGGGAGGAATTCGCCGCCTGAGTCCCAGCGGAAGGGTCAGTTACAGGGGCACTCTGCTCGCTACCGCGAGCGGTGCCCTGCCCGTTCCCGTCCCGTCCCGACCCGGCGGATTCGAATCCGACACCCTCCTGATTCAAATCACCTCCCAATTCCTCCCAATCCTGTGAGGGGCCTTGAGAGGTGGTTTTGGGTACGACGAAATGGTCGTTGTGGCTTTCCTCAGTCGCCGGTGCACCGGTGACTGAGGTGGGCTCTTCAACGACCTCTGCAGCGGATGCTTGCTCAGCGAGGGCAAGTTCGGCTGCATCGATTTGCGCAGAGAATTCGTCAATCATCTGCTGCGCACTGATGGTCGGCAAAGAGCTGTTGGTGTGCACCACAGGCAAGGGTTCATCAATAACCTGCGAACCATCACCATTACCAGTGCCCTGGTTCTGGATCTGACCCCGGGAGAACTCTCTTACCTGCGAGGTGGCCACGACCGACCTACCAACCGGCTTAGCAGACGGAGCAGATGCCTTAGTAGGCACCCCATTCTCAGTCAGCCAAGCCGCGCTCTTCGCTGAAAAATACGGCGTCTTCGGGGCAGGTAGAAGATCTACCGCCCAACCAGCATTGTCCTTGCGGGACGAGTTGCAGCTTCGACACGCCACGACCATATCCTCCGGAGTTTCTGCAGGAACTCCAGGATTCAAATGGTCATAGGTCGCGCCACGGCCGCCCTTCTGGTTACCCCAGTAAACGACGTTGCCGCACCAACGACATGCATCGCCGTCGCGAGCACGAATCGGCACAATCAACGCACCGTTACGGGTGTCATTACGCCGCCTGTTTTCCCAATCAATCTCCTCTCGTAGGCGCATATGGAACAGGTCTTCATCGTCCACCAGTTTGTAGGCGATACGCCCATCCTCCAGCGGTACCTGATCCGTCAGGTACCCGCAGAACATCGCATCAGCAATGAATTTATCTGCTGCATCTGGACTGCCCGTGAACTTCAAAATGGAACCGCGCTCAACGACATAATCAGTCTTGAACGCCGCAGCCTCAACAGCCAAAGCAAGCACCTGGCCAAACAGCGACCACATAGACTGCATGCTCGCGCCAGGAATCTCCAGCGCTCGCCACACAATACGATGCTGAGCGGCTGTGTCAGATACTTTCAGCCAAGGCATGAGGGGGGCTCCTTGCGGTGGTAGTAGTGTAGATCATCGTTCTCTACATCTGTGTCAAAATCATCAGAAACCTGCTAATTAGTGATGGGGTTCTCAATGGCGGCATCCACCAAATCCTCATACATGAGGTCAAGCAGGTGCTGGATTTGGGACATGCGCTCGCGTACCTGGCGCTGGCGCTTGCCGAGGTTTGCGTTGCGCAGTGCGGCGGGGGTGAACGGGGCGAGGCTCTTCTTCGCCTCTTCAACGCGGCCGAGTACCTCTGCTGATTCCTGCGGCGCTTCAGCAGCTTCATCGGCGAGCGCCGGCGGCTTGGCAAGCGTTATAGGGAGCGTTGGTTCGTCCTTGGGGTCGGCGCCATGTGCCGCGGTGGTGAGTGCTTCGGCGTGCTGGGTTCGGCGTTCTGCTTCGAGGGTGCTGATCTGGTCGATTGCGTCTCGAAGGCGCGGGTAGCTGTCGCTGTCGCGCTTCATGCTCATGGAGCGCTGCAGGAGCCCTTCAGCGACCAGGTAGGTTACGGCGCGGGTTGCTTTGCCGCCGCCGAGGTCTTCGCGCCACTTCCGCTTCCATTTGGCGGAGACGCCGATGAGGAGGCTGCCTTTGGCGAGTGCTCCGATTGCTTCTGCGAGGTCTGCATTGTGGACCCAGATGCGATCGTCGATGTAGAGGTGGCGGATGGGGGTGCCGTTGATGGTGAGGTCTCGGTCTGGGTTGGCGATTGGGTGGTAGCGGTTCATGGTGTGTCCTTGGGGTGTGGGTGCTTATTCGGCGTAGTTGGTGTCGTCGTGGGAGCTGGCGTGAAGCTTGGCTTCTTCGCAGAGCTCTTCAAATGCGTCTTGGAGGACCAGGGAGTTGAGTGACTCAACGGCTTTGGTGTTTCTCTGCTTGCAGGTGTCGCATGTGATACGGAAGCATCTGCCGATGATTTCCCGGTTTCGGGTGAGCTGTAGGACTTCGACGGTGAAGGGGAAGCCTTCGTGTTCGTGGTGTTCTTGCATCGGTGTTTCTTCCTTAGCTGATGATGGTGTAGGTTGCCCAGAGCATCTTGCTGCGGGGGTAGCCGCCGGTGTAGAGGTAGACGTCGCCGCCGGGGTGTACGTCGAAGGTGCTGCAGGCTCGGGAGGCGAGCGCGGTGGCGACTGCGTCGATAACGGCTTTGTTGCGTGCTTTTTCGCCGTGGCGGCCGTCCCAGTAGGCGTGGGTGTGGATGATGTCTTGTTCGCCGGCGGCGGTGGGGTGGGCGAATTCGATTGCGATTTTGTGGCTTGCCATGGGGG